TTTGCCAGCATAGATTTATATTCAGGCTTCGCCGCTGGAAGCTGAATGTCTATGTCTTGCGTGACTAGATGTGTTTCTTTTGTTGTATCTTTTGGCAATGTCATTCTCCCTATGATAGACCGCCATGCGCGTTAGATGCGCCAGTTATGCCTGTTGCTTCGGCTATTGATAAATCACCAAAATCGGCAGCATTTCCTGTTGATGCAATAGTTATGTAATCTATGGTATCTACCTTGCTTGCTCCCGCACCACCTGCAAAAGTCCCTCTAACCCCGCTTGAGCAAGAAGCCAACTCAGTTCTAGCAACAGTTAAATCACCAAAGTCAGTTCCGTTTCCTGTCGTGGCTATGGTGATGTAGGCTATTTTGTTAGTATAACCGCCAACTGCTGAACTATACCCGCCAGCAAAAATTCCTCTTGTGGAACTTGAAACAATACCGTTTGCTACGTTTCTATAAATATCACTAATAGTGCCAAAACTTGTCTGACTGCCTGTCGTTGCGATAACCACATAATCCATAGACTGAGTGCCGCTATTACCCCCTGCAATTACTGCCCTAGTGTCATTCGCAGTCATGCCCGCATTTTTCCTATCTTCACCCCAATTACCAAATGTAGATGAGTTTCCTGTGGTAGCTATTGTAAAGTAGTATATATCATCGTTTCTGGTCACAATTCCCCTTGTGGAGTTACTGGCGGCACTTGCACTTGCCGCTGTGTTATTTAGATCACCAAAATCTAAAGCATTACCTAATGTTGCGAACTCAACATAATCCATTGTGTTAACAGTAGAGCCACCAACAAAAACAGCTCTTGTTGAAGAGCTACATGACCCCAACAGTTTTCGATTTACAGACAAGTCACCAAAGTCTGTTGAATTACCTGTTGTTCCTATTTCTATGTATTCAATGCCTGTATATGTTCCATTGTTGTCTTGGTCTATGGCGGCAAACAACCCTCTTGGCGCTAAATTAGCTGCATTAGGCCACCGCCCCGCCGCTGTGTATGCATTGGCTTCCGCAAGTGACCACACGCCGCTTGCTGCGCTGTTCTCGTAGTTCTCTGTCGGCTCTGTCGGAGTATCGGTAATAATGTTTCCTAGATAGCGTTTACTGGTCATTATGTTACCTCAACCCAAGATGTTGTTGCCTCGTCCCAATGATACGCTTTACCATCCGTCGGCTGTGAAACAGGAGCGTTCCAAAGACACGTTTCCTCATTTAAAGTCCAGCTATCATATGGCCTTGGCGGGATGAAAGCGTCACGCACGCTGTCATATGTGTATCCAACAGCCGCAAAATTTTTTCGCATCGGTCTATTTTCAGGGTGTACACCGCCACGAGTATTATAACTTGTTTGCACCCAACCTGAACCAAATACACCAGAACCTATTACGTCCTCATCTGCAACGATTACGTTCGTAACAACTCCGTTTTCTACTTTTGCGTAATGTGCCATGTATACACCTAATTAAAAAGTTATCGTCCCAGAGGATGTAAATTTATAAACACGATACCCTCCAGATATTGTAACTGTGGGAGAACCTGTCGTCGTCGCTGCTGCATGCTTTACAGGGTAACGAATTATAACAACCCCAGAGCCACCAGAGCCACTGTAACTCTGGTACGCTCCCCCGCCGCCACCGCCTGTGTTAGCTTCGCCGTCAGTACCCGCTGAATCATAAACACCGTCCCCGCCACCGCCAAGACCGCCAGAACTTACAGTCGTCGTTTCGCCTGATGTGCCACCACCACCAGCGTAGTACGTTGCTGTTCCTGTGATTGAGGACTGAAGACCGTTGCCACCAGCGCCGGGGGTAGAAGATGTGGCGTTTCCGCCACTAGCACCAGCGCCGCCACCTCCGCCGCCAGCAAAAGCTGGCCCAGAAGAGCCACCAGAACCACCATCATTACCTTGTCCAGATATTCCCGATCCACCACTGCCAGTGTATCTTCCGCCACCACCAGAACCCCCATCATAGCCAGCGGCGTTATTAACGCCAGAAATACCCCCTCGTCCGCCTCCTGTAGCTGTTACACTATTGAATGAACTATCTGACCCATTATTAAAGACATTATTACCACCAGCGCCTCCAGCGCCTACGGTAATGGTGTACTGCGTACCCACAGAAATGGCATAACTAGAAGATGTAAGATAGCCGCCAGCACCGCCACCGCCACCAGCACCATAACTACCAGAACCGCCCCCAGCTACAATTAAATATTCAATTTCTTCCAGTAACACAGGCCAAGTACTAGCATTCTGATACTGCGTAGAGAGTGACCATACACCTTGATAATTTGGCATTGTGAAAGTCCTCCGTGTCCATTTGAAGACGAAGCCAATCCGCCGTCTGTATTTTGCGCATCGCCAAAGTCTGTAGCGTTGCCTGTGGAGGCTATCGTCACATAGTCAATAGTATTATTACTATATCCTGCTGCGAAAACCCCACGAGTGCTTGACGCCATACCAGCAGGAGCAAACCTAGAAACTGTTAAATCACCAAAATCTGATGTGTTGCCAGTTGTGGCAATTGTAACGTAGTGAATACTAGCTCCATTTGCGGAACCGCCAGCAAACAGACCCCGTGTTGCGCTAGAGCATCCAGATAATAGCTTTTCAGCCGAAGCAAGACTGCCAAATGTTGAAAATGAACCTGTAGAAGCTATTGTACAATACTCAATAACGTCGGTACTAACATTCTGCGTGTACTCACCACCCGCAAAAATGGCGCGAGTAGTTGAAGCTACACCACTGCTGCCGTTTTCACCGTGTGCGGTTGAAGAATTTCCAAAATCAGAAACAGACCCCGTAGAAGCATAGGTAATGTAATCAGTAGTTGTATAACGCGTGGAGGCGTTTGCTCCGCCATTTATTATCCCACGGGTACTATTACCCGCCCCCTGCATATATCCACGACCTGTCTGGAGATTGCCCCAAGCAGAAGCCGTTCCCCCAGACGTATACCCTATATACTGTATGTTGCTACTTCCCGCATTGTTGCCTGACATAGTAAAATACGTTTCGTTACCCGCTCCAGACATTCCATCATAAGTATAAAGAGGGTCTGCATAATCAACGGCGTTACCTGTAGAAGAAATTGTTATCTTTGATATATAATCTTTTTCCGCAAACAGGCCAATAGTACCCGCTGGAGTTACACTACCACTCGCACCACTAGGCGCAGAGTAACCAAACGCATTGATTGCCCATACATTAAAGGTGTAGCTTGTATCGTTGGTTAGGCCAGTGACAGTAATAGGCGATGATGAACCAGATGCACCAATACCGTCATTAGATTGCACCCGATAACCTGTGATTGCGGAGCCACCAGCATCGCTTGGCGCAGTAAAACTTACCGTTGCTTCTGCATCACCAGCGGTTCCGCTGACCCCTGTTGGGCTGTCTGGCGCATTAAGCCCGTCTTGGCCTATGAAGCCACCTTTATTCGCCATCTTTTATCTCCTTACGAGATTTCTTCGTAGCTCACGATTACTTCTAGGTCGCTTGCAGTCCCAGCAGTCGCTGTGATTGACCGATCTTCTTCAAGATAGATTGCTGTGTTTTTATCCAAAACAACAAGTGATGCATCCGCAGGCACAGAAACTGTACTTACCAGTGAATACGCCGTGCCACCGCCAGACGCTGCACTGTGTACATCCACAGTTACGTCACATGCGTTTGTGCCATCCACGTTCGCTACTTGGATCATGTTGATCTTGAAAACCTTGCCGCTTGATGCAGCGTTGCTTACAAGAGTTGTCTGTGATGTTGTGGTAAGCGCAGTCGTAGACGAAAGTCCTGTGATTGTGCTTACATTTACAATATTTGGTGCCGCCATTTTCTATCTCCTTAGCCGAACACGATTGCCATAGCTATGGCTTTACCAGTTGAAATTCCAGCACTACCGAAACTCAGAGTGCCGCTACCATTTGTTATCAGCGCTTGGTCTGCACTACCATCAGATGTTGGCAGTGTAAGCGCATCCACAAATCCTTGCAAGTTTGCGTCATAGGCCAACACATCTGACCCTACAGCTACGCCTAGATTTGTACGTGCGGTTGACGCGTCTGAAGCGCCTGTACCACCATCAGCTACCGCCAGATCAGTAATCCCACTAATCGTGCCGCCTGTAATGCTCGCGCTACCCATTGCAAGGTTATTGGTAAAGTCGCTTACCGCAGCCCCTGCACCCGCGCCATCACAGTAAACCATCTTACTGTCACCGTTTGCCACAGTAACGTTTCCGCCAGACCCTTGGGTAAAGACCGCATCCTGACCACTATTGTTCTGTACGAAGTAAAGATGCGCTGCATCATTGGGTGAAATTGTTATGGTGTTCGTTCCAGAAGGCGAACCACTTAGAACCAAAACCCTAAACATACCATCTGACAGCGTACCGTCAGTTGTTGTAAGTGTATGTGTTGTGCCAGACAAAGTGATTGTCCCAACACCGTTTACTAAGCGGTCAATAATGTCAAAGTTGGTATTAGTGGTTACGCCCCACGTTCCAGACTGTTCGCCTGTACCGATCTTTTCAATGCCGCTTCCTGTATATGTACTTGCCATAATTTTTCCTACGCCGCTATGATTTCTGTCCAGATGGTGTTGTCGTCTGGAATAATCTTACCCCAAACTAACACACCTTTAGTTAAAGCGCTAGCCTCTACACCCGTTACAGATACTATCGCGTCTCCTGTAACCACCGTGCCACCCGATACAAATGTTTGCGCAGGAGCGGGGGCGGTTGCAGGTATTACTTGTGTTGTACGTTGTGTTACTACTCCAACCGCAGAAGTTGCGGCTAGTCCTGTTGTAGGTACAGTAGCGCCTCCGGTAGCAACTACCGTTCCTATTGCTGCTGTTGCTCCCAATCCAGTTAGGTTTACGGTAACACCTGAACCTTCAACAACTGTTACTGACCCAATCGCAGAAGTAGCTGATAGACCCGCTGTAGGTACATCAACATTCGTAATAACAGTAACTGACCCTACACTTGCGGTAAGTTCAGCAAGGGTTACATTTTGGCTCCAAGCGCCTTCACCCCATGTACCACGACCCCAACCAGCAAAAGTAACTAATGCATCGAAACGTAAGCTATTTACCTCCCCCGATGCTTCAACCCCAGTTACATCGACCAAGGCTATACCCGTAGCTGTTACACTACCAACGCCACTGGTTGCCGCTAACCCAGCTTGAACTAGGTTTTGGTCAGTCACAAGGGAAACAGACCCTACACCAGAGGTAGTAGCTACGCCAGTAACATTTACCGTTGCGCCAGAACCTTCAGATACAGTTACAGAGCCAACGTTTGCTGTTATCGCTGATGGTAGTGCCGGGACATCATCTTGACCAAAAGCACTTATGCCCCAGCCAGAATCGCCCCAACCACCAGAAAGGAGAACAACAACGTCAGCCACCTAACAAGCCTCTACGCTATGCGAATAATCGCGTTAGAAGAATCGGCTGTCGGAAACACAATCTGGAAGTCACCCGCTGTAGAAGACTTGTCAGAGCCAAAGTCCAAGACAATCACAGTGTCTGTTGTACCAGTACCTGCACCTGTTGTGGTGTTGTAGATCAACGCCCCACGAGCCGTGATTGTTGCAGATGTAAAGGTAATGTCTGCAAAATCGGTGAAAGCTGTTGTTCCAGAAGTTGTCGGTGTTACGTTTGTAAGCGTGCCACCCCCTGCACTATATGTGCCTGAGTTTGGTACTTCGTCTGTCGCCGTATAGTCAGTAGTAGACGCATCAAAAGAAGCATTGTTGTCATACAACGCTAACTTGAATGTGTCGCCTGTACCGTTTGTAAAGTTGTGACTTCCTGTAAGCAATTCCTGCTTGAACGAAGTACACATATAGTTGCCGCTGAAAGCCATGTTAGAGTCTCCTTATGAGTTCAGCCAGTTCAGGGTGTCCCGCGTCTTTAAGTGCATTAAACACCGTTGTGCGGTCACTACGAATAGCTTGCCGCATATAATTTGCGACGAGCATCTCAATGTGCTTTGAAAAAGCACGGGCTTGGTCTCTAATGCCCGGATGGGCAGTATCGGAGACCGATACGATGCGTTCTACGCATTGTTCTGCTAATTCCTCTGGCGTAAAGCCTCTATTATCTGTAGTGCGTACCCCTACTACAGCTTCGTCTTTAGGAACTTCTAGTTTAAATTCAAACATAATATATCCTAACTGACTGGGTTTTTCGGTTGCCCAGAACGATAAGTATCGCCTCGAAGTTTACCGTCCCCAAGGTTTTTAAGTAGCCCAAGAGATAGAACGTACATTTTATTGTACATATCTACCATATCTTGTTCACCTTTCATAAATCGAATCGCTTCAACCAACGCACCGTTAAGTAGCGCAGAATCAAATTCATCTCCAAGCCATGTTGTGCCTGCATCAACGATAGATTGTGGGTAGTACCCATAATGCAGTTCCGTTACATAAGCTGCGTCTGGGGTTGGACCTAATATAAACGCCGTGTCGTCAAAGTTAGCGTAATGAACGGGTACCCCAGTGGTGGTTTGGTTAGGGTAGGCTTCACGAATAAAGTTAACGTCTTTGTCGAGCAGATAAATATAATTGTCTGATCCATCCACAATAGCCAAACTGTACGTATATAGGTAGTCAGATGGGACCGCTAGATACTTATTACTTGCAGTTAGCGTAGCCGTTACGTTCTTACGAAGCGCGGGAATTTGCACAGAATTGTATATTTTCTGTTCAGCTTGCTGAGTAAACATAGCAAGTTGAGCATCTGTAAATGTGTTTTCACAGATGTCTTCTATGTTCGTTTTTAACTCAGTATAGTCCATGCGTTATGCCATTGGCCCTCTTGCATACAAACCTTTTGTCGCTGCTCCTGTGCCGCGAACTTTTGTGCCGCTAGCTTTTTTAGTAGCCTTCACCATTTTCTTAGGCTTAGTTACTTTACCGCCAGCTTTCATCTTTCTAGTACCACAGTTTGACATGTTATAGCCTCCTAAGAAATTATTACCGTAACTCGCCCTACAAATCCAGTAGCAACTAAGTTATTATCTTGTAGGTTAAACGGATCATTAAGCCCTACGGGGTTCCAGCCATACTGATCGGTACGCACTGCAACAAGTTCTACTGTATCAGGGCGAGGGTTTCGTAGCGCCTGTGGGTCAACGACAGGGAACTCACCTAGTTTAAGTTGTGGGTGGTCAGGATTCCAACATTCAGAGCACGCTAACGTGTTTGTGTTATTCCCTTTGACATACAGCGGGCGTAGTTCTTTGAGTTTGTAGGAAAACCCACAAATATCGCAAAGTCCTAACGCTTTTCGTGCTGATGCAAATCTTTCCATTACTGCCTCATAGCACTAGGCACGAATCGGAACGGGGTTTTCTCCCGATCTTCTCCTGCCGCCAAAACAAATTGAGCCTCATACTCTGCCTTTAGCATTTCTATACGAGGAGCTAATTCAGGCACTTTCATGGCGATATGGTACGCCAGCCCTGCTACTAGACACGGGAGAAAGCGGAAATTCATATCCGCTGTTTGCGCACCAGAGCCAGCGTCTTCGATCCTACGCAGCCGCCAATACACAAATGTATACTCGTCGGAGCTAGGAACAGGCCATACAGTGATGCGTGGGTTGTCGCGTAACCGCTCGATAAACACCTGAATCGGCCTGCCTGTATCAGTTTTATTAGGGATAGTAGCGTAAGTGCTTACACTAATACGTGTTATTGTAAGGTCTTGTTGTGTTGTACCAGAACCTGTACGAACCACTTGTTCTAGAAGATCGATCGTATCTGCGGGTAAATCATACGTTGCTGTGCCTTGAGTTAGGCTCACCGTACCCTCATCAATCGTCCACAAGTTTATGCCACGGTTCTGCCACTCAATCGTCATTAGATTCATAGAGCGGCGTGCCGTACGTAAATCATAGCCAGAGCGCATCTCGCGACCAGCACGTTCCCATGCTTCTTCAGCGATTTCCGTGAAGTCCATGTTAAACGATGTGGTGCCCGATGTAGCCATATTTACTTACCTTTGAAGTGTGCTTTTACTTCTGCAAGAAGTTTAGCTTTAGATTTACGGCGATCTAGTTCAATACCCTCATCACGCATAAGCGCTTCTAGTTCGAGCTTAGACATATCCGCATATTTTGGTGCTGCCTTTTTAGTAGAGGCCGCAGGCTTAGGCGTTTCAACTTTAACACCCATAGATTTAATTTTAGCTTCCGCTTGCTCTTTAGTCATCAAGTCGAAAACTTTAACGTCATATGTACCATCCGCATTCTTTGTGCCAATCTGATACACTGGCTCACCTGAAGAGAACCTGCCATTCTGGAAAACTTCCATTAGGTCTTCCTTTTTCGTTTTGCTGGAGACACTCTACGTGGCTTACCCGCAGGTTGTCCCAGACGTTTCTTTTCAGCGATCTTCTTGCGCTTCTCTGAAGAACTCATCTCGCCACTTGTTTTAGGAGTTTTACTAGACACCTTTTTTGTAGGTCTACAGTAGGGTGTGCCTCGCTTCTCTCCTGCTTTACGTCCGCAAGCCTTACCAGTACGCACATCTTTCCAGTCCTCTTTGAACCAACGTTTTAGTGCTGCACCTTTTGCTGTCTTGCGAACTGCCATTACGATTTATTCCCCCAGTTTTTAGCGCCCTTCTTACGACACTTAGCGATAGCACCGCTAGCGTAAGCACTTGGGAAAACTTTATACCGTGATTTAACTTTGCGGTAGCAGGCATCTTTGACAGAGCCACCTTTTTTGTACCCTTTACTACAAGAGTCACATCCACAACTAGAACCACGGTAGTATCTACGCATTGTTACCTCATTTGGCAGGCGCGAACGCCTTTCTGTGCGATACCTGCACCGCGAACTTTACCGCCAGCTTTCATCTTTTTGACTTTGCCGCCGTATGCCATGTTCATACCAGAACCACGGTTCATTTTTTCCTGCATCATTAGCTCAATGTCGCCGCGTTCTGCGTTTGGAGATACGTCTACTTCTGCTTCAGGACGTAAACGAGGACGCGGTGACGTTGCATTCGGGCGCTGCATAGAGCGTTTTTTAGGTGCCATACCCATCTCAACAGCTTCACGACCTTCTAGCCCTGAAGCGCGGTCCATTTTACGTTGTTTACGTTTATACCCCGTAGAAGAGCGTCTAGGTCCACCCATATCCATTTTACGATCCTTTCATTTTTACAATTTTACAGGGGCGAACTGCACCGCCGCGAGCCATTCCGCAGCCGCGAACTTTGCCGCCGCGCTTCATTCTTTGCGCTCTACCGCGAAACTCTTCACGGCCTTGGTCACCAGCATCAGCACGGCCTCGACCACCAGCGTTATCAAACATGCCCATTTCTCTTATGGCGTCTTGATATTTCTCGTCTTGCTTCTTGCCACGACGGTTTTCTATAGCTTTAGCGGTCATCATTATCGGGCTTGGCGCTAAATCCGTAGCGGGTATATCGACTCTTCTATTCTTTGGTCTTTTAGCCATAACT